CACACTGATAAATATTTAGCGAAAAAATTTTGGCTGGATGCGAGCGATCAGTTAATGTATCAGGGCAAAGCCCCGCAGTTCTCAGACACAAAAGCAGCTCGTATGCCAGCGTTCTTTGAACATGCAAACACCAACCTCCCACAATATGCTTGAGTCCATCATCGGACCAACCATTAGTTCTATACAAGTAGAGCTAGAAGAAAACTTCCCACCCGTTAATCCACATCCGAAGCAGAGCATCGGCGAAGTCATGTACTTAGCCGGTCAACGCTCGGTGGTCGAGTGGTATAACAAACGAATCAGTAAAGATGAGTAATGGCTAGAAAATCTAGAAGTAAACAAAGAGGCAAAGGCGTCGGAAGCCGTAGCCAATCTGCCGGTACAAGCAAAGGCGGAAGCCGCAGTAGTGCCGGTAGTGCAGGCGGAAGTAAGTCCGGCGGTAATAAATCAGGCTCTGGCAAGTCCGGCGGAAGTAAGTCCGGCAGCGGAAGTGGCAAGAGTAGCAAAGGACCGGGTGGTGGAAAAAGCCCAAGTTCTCGCACCAAAAGAACCTCACCTCCAGCTACAAAACCAGCACCTACGAAAAAGCTGACACCAGTTCAGCAAAGGTTTAAAGACAGAGAAGCAGCAGGCTTAGATGGTGCTACTGGTATGAGAAAAGTTACTTCTGCTGAACGAGAAAAAGGAGTAACTCAACTATCACAGTACCGAGCTGCACAGAGAGAAGGAGTACGGAACGCAGCACTTGGTAGACAAGCTACGTATCAGACAGGCATACCATCAGGTGCTAATCTAAAGGCTGGTTCGTTTGGTATTAGTGAAGCTGGTAGAGCACAGGCTGAAGCAAACAAAACAGCAGCAAGAGAAGCTAAGATAGCTAAGATGAGTCCTAGAGATCAAGCAAAAGCTCGAGCTGCATACGAAAGATATGGTAAAATTAATCCTACATTCTCTGATGTATTTCGTAATCCACTTGCAGGGTATGGTGACCAACGACTCGGTCCAACTACAGCTTTAGCTGCTGCTGGAGCAGGCGTAGTAGACGCTGGTATAGGTACAGTTAACTTTGTTAAGAACTTAGTACCCGGTGTTAAACAACTACCTAACATACCAACACTACCTCAGTTTAATAATCAAGTCTTACAAGGCATCAGAACTGCTGGATCATTTGTTCCAATAGCTGGAGGTATAGGTAAGATAGGTAAGATACGTAACCTTGGTAGAGCTGGCTTAAGTGTACGAAATGCACAAATTGGATTTACTGGTATGGGTAAGAAAGGCTTTGATGCCATACGTGCTGGTGATAAATTCAGAGCTGGTACAATGAAAGTGTTTGGTAGGACACTACCTAAACCACAGGTACTAGGCTCAGGTGCATACTCAGCACCAACAAGAGTTGGAGCACAGCGTTATGCTGGAGCACGTGGTTCTCTTGGAGGTAAACAGACACCCGGTGGAGTATTCAGTACAGTAGTACCCGGTGGTGCTAGACGTATTGGCATGATAGAATCACAAGCAGCTGTTAACCCTGCAACATTTGATAAAGGGTTACGTCTTGCTGACAGTATTGCAATGGGAAAATATGGTAAAAGTGCATTAGCTAACAGACTTCGTAATCAGATAGCTACAGGTGTAGCACCCGGCGGCGGCTTTGGTTTAAAAGATGCAATCAACATTAGCACAAAAGTTGGTGCAACAAATCAAGCAGCCAAGGCTATGCAAACTGGTGGACTAAACATCGGTGGTGTAGACAACGAAGGTACTGGTAGGAATATAGCTAGAGCTATAGGTTTTACAGCAAGGAATCCCGGAGCTGTTGTTCAAGATCTTGCCACACTAAACAACCAGTTAAATACTGGTGAGTTAACTATAGGTGATATCAGACAAGGCATAGGAGATTACAGAGATGTAATGGCTGGTGATACCTTCAGAGACAGAGTAGAAAACTTTGCCGACATACCTAACGAAAGAAAGGAGAGATACTTAACAAAAGGATTAGAACTTGCTGACAAGAGTGCGATTGTACAGCGAATAGGAGAACAAGCAGGCTTACCATCAGACTTTAAGGCACAGACCAAGGAGTTAGGAAGTGAGCTAGGAAGACGTTTATCGACAGTGAAAGTTGGAGACAGAGACTCAACTTACAAAGCTGTCTCTGACTTTGCAAGAGACATAGGTACAGATCCTAAGCTTGGACTTGCCGGACGAATGGCAGAATCTTTCCGTACACGTAAAGGTACTACCATGGAGAAGATAGCAGCAGGCTATGATAAGAACTCACCAACAGTTGAAGGACTAAGTGCAGCAGAAAGAGGTATAATAGGTAGTGTAGGTAACAGAATAATATCTGGTAAAGCAACAGACATGGCAAGAGAAGCTATGTCAGGTATGACTCCCGGTGCATCACTTACACGAGGTAACATAGCATCAATAGCTACAAACATTATGAGAGACACAGCTCCCGGTGCAGACACAGTGTCAGCCAAGAGAGCTAGTCAGATTAAGCGTTTAGTTACAGGTGGAAGTAGAGGTAGAGACGTTACACCCGGCTCACTTATTAGAGGTATTAACCCGTTCAGACGTACTGGAAACAATCAGGGAAACAGCATAACACGAGGTTCTAACACACCAGTTGGTATGCTACCACAAGTACAAAACCCAGCCGCAGTAGAACTACCACTAATACCAGAGTCTCGACCACAACAACGAGGCACAGATCCAAACACTCTAGTTGGTATACAGAATCAATCATATCAGGATACGTTTAATAACTTATCGGCTCAGTTCAGACCAAGATATACACCCCCAAGAAGAAGAACTTTTAGAACATCATTTAACAGAGATTATTTCTCACAATATGCATAAACAATGACAGCAAAATCTAGGTATGATAATTTATCCAGTGATCGTTCCCAGTTTTTGACCGAAGCAGAAGACGCAACAAAACTTACATTACCATATCTTATCCGTGGTCACGAAGACTATCAGAAAGGTATGAAACAACTGAAGACACCTTGGCAGTCCGTGGGGGCTAAAGGAGTGGTAGCCTTAGCATCAAAGCTATCGCTATCTCTCGTACCTCCACAGACTAGCTTCTTCAAGCTACAGCTAGATGAATCACAGTTGGGTGAAGAGTTTGGACCAGAAGTAAAATCAGAACTTGACTTATCCTTTGCAAAGATAGAGCGTACTATTCTTGACGCTATCGCTGCATCAGATGATCGTGTAGTAATACACCAAGCATTACAACATCTAGTTGTAGGTGGTAATGCTCTTATCTTTATGGGTAAAACAGGACTGAAGTTATATCCTCTTAATCGCTTCGTAATAGAACGAGATGGTAACGGCGACGTGATTGAAATTATCACAAAAGAAAGGATCAATAAAGATCTAATTCCTAACTACTACGACATCATGCCAAAGAAAACAATCACGGATGATGATGAAGAGGAGGAGGAATGTGATGTCTACACGCATGTAAAGCGTGACAATAATAGATTTGTATGGCATCAAGAGGTACACGACAAACGTATACCCGGTACAAATGGTAAGTCACCTATAGATAGTACACCATGGCTACCACTACGATTCAATACAGTAGATGGAGAAGCATATGGTAGAGGTAGAGTCGGACAGTTCATCGGAGATCTCAAGTCTCTCGAAGCATTGTCACAGGCTATAGTAGAAGGTAGTGCAGCAGCAGCTAAAGTTGTATTTACTGTATCACCATCATCTACAACCAAACCACAGACGCTAGCAGCAGCTGGCAATGGTGCTATTGTACAAGGTAGACCAGATGACATAGGTGTTATACAAGTCGGTAAGACAGCTGACTTTGCTACGGCATTGCAGCACATGGCTACACTCGAGAAGCGATTGAACGAAGCGTTCCTAATACTGTCCGTTCGGCAGTCAGAACGTACAACCGCAGAAGAGGTACGCATGACACAAATGGAACTAGAACAACAGCTTGGTGGCCTCTTCGGATTGCTCACGGTTGAGTTCCTCGTACCCTACCTTAATAGAAAACTTAGCATATTCCAGAAGACAGGTGAAATACCACGTATACCAAAAGGTATGGTCAAACCTATCATCGTAGCTGGTATTAACAGTCTAGGTAGAGGTCAGGATGTACAAGCACTTGGTGGTTTCTTACAGACTATTGCACAGACAATGGGACCAGAAGCTATCACAACATATATAAATCCAGATGAGGTTATTAAAAGACTAGCAGCTGCACAAGGTATAGATGTATTAAATCTTGTGAAGAGTATGGATGAGGTACAGCAAGAAGAGCAGCAAGCAGCACAACAGCAAGCTGAACTAGAAGCTATTAAAGGTACACCAGCTCTAATGAAAGCACCAATGTTAGATCCAAGTAAGAACCCTGATATAATAACACAACAACAACAACCACCAGAATTATAATGGCAGAAACATTAACGATGGAGCCTAATGTAGAGAGAACAAGTGTTGAAAATCTCTCTGCTGAAGAACAGGACTCCTTACAAGTTGGTGAGCAGATGGAGCAAGCTCAAGAACAACTACTAGCTGGCAAATATAAGAATGCTGAAGAGTTAGAGAAAGGTTATCTTGAGCTGCAACAAAAGCTTAACACAAAAGAAGAGTCTGCACAAGAAGAAGTACAAGAAGAGCAAGAAGAACAAGGCGAGGTAGAAGCTACCATACTAGATCAGTTATGGGATGAAGCTACATCTGAGTCAGGTGAATTTAGTCAAGAAACTATAGATGAGCTAGGTAAGCTGAGTGTACAAGATATTGCACAGATGCACCTAGAGTATAGAAACTCTGCACAAAATCAACCACAACAAAGTAGAGACTTCTCTCAGGCAGACATAACAGAATTAAAAGGTATAGTAGGTGGAGAACAGAACTACGCTAACATGATAGACTGGGCACAGAAATCTCTGAATGAACAAGAGGTTAAAATGTTTGATGCTGTCATGGAACGTGGCGACCCACTGGCTGCGTTCTTTGCAGTTAGATCTCTAGCTTACGCATACAATGATGCAATAGGATACGACGGCAATATGGTACAAGGTAAAGCACCAAGACAAAGTAACGATCAGTTCCGTAGTCAAGCAGAAGTTATAGCTGCTATGGGCGATCCACGTTACGAAAACGATCCAGCATATCGTAGAGATATAATGGAAAAATTAGATAGATCACCAAACGTAAATTTTTAGGAGAAAAAAATGCCCGGACATTACGGAAAAACAGGCACTAAAAAGAAGAAGCCGATGAACAAAGGTATGTCTAAACTACCTGTATCAGTACAAAAGAAAATACTTAAGAAGAAAAAGTAATGGCTTACATCAATGACTTACTCATCTCTGATATATACAACTCGGGTGAGGCAGGGTTAGCGATGGGCAAGATTCCGCCGGGTAAAGGAGGATCTCCCGGCCAACCCTATGATCCACCAAAAGAAGATCCTAAGAATCCATATGTACCAGCACCGGGTCGTAACTTAGTGTCAACACCTCAAGATGGTAGGACACCTACTAGACCTTTTTACAACCGACCCTACGATAAGCCTGACTTGTTTATAAAAGATAAACAGATGATACAGGACTCTAAAGATAGATTTAAAGGACTAACAGGGATTGATCTAGCTAACTTAGCTGACGGTCAACCCGACGCATCTATCATGAACTATGTAACTGAAAATGGTTTCTTCTTAGATGGTCAAGGTAAAGCATACATGCAGACTGGAGGTAAACTCTATGACGCTGGAGGTTATAACCCTGACATACATGGATTGCCTGTACCACTTGCACAGCAAATGCAGATCAATCAGGATGTTGCTAACATAACACCTAAAGATTTTAGCCCACCACCATTTAGATATATGCCACACATTAGGATTCCTAGTATTAAAGAAGCAGAAATGCAGCACATGAAAAACTTTATTGAAGCTATGGGTGGTAGTACTAAAGGACTAACTAAAAAAAATAAAACCAATGATATGATGATAGCAGGCATCGTAGGTTATCCACATTCTAACGTACAAATTGATACAGGTGAGGACATCACTACTGGTGAAACTTATAAAAGGGTTTTACCTAACTATGGTGCTGGACGAATTAAGTTTCCTGTTAGACCTAAGAAGTTATAATGGCAGTAAAAAAGAAAAACGTCTCCCTTAAGATCGGCAAACATAAAAGCCGTAAGGGAGGTCTCACAGCAGCCGGTAGAAAAAAATACAATCGGGAGACCGGCTCAAACCTCAAGGCTCCACAGCCCGGAGGTGGTCCACGCAAACGCTCGTTTTGTGCTCGCTTTAGAGGCATGAAGGGTCCGATGAGAAAGAACGGCAAGCCTACACGTAAGGCTCTCGCCATGAGACG